CCTACCGTTGGCCCACTGTAGGCCCACTGTAGGCCCACTGTAGGCCCACTGTAGGCCCACTGTAGGCCCACTGTAGGCCCACTGTAGGCCCACTGTAGGAGGGAGAAAGGGGGGTAGGTCGTCCCTGACCAAGGCTCAACTCCCCGCCAGCACAACGATATCGCAATGGTAACCCTGTGTAGGTGGGGAGGGTAGGCGCAATGAAGGCGATGTGAGGGCGATGTGTGGTCTATGTGAGGGCGATGTGAGGGCGTTAGGGAGTCCCAAGGGCAGCGTTGGGCGGCCCTGGAATGTTTGGGTCGCGTGTATGAGCCCCTATAGCGCACACCGCTCGCCCGCGTTCCCCCCGGTACGCCCCGGCGATCCCGCAGAGAGGCGCAACGCCAACCATGGGGAGGGGGTGCAACGCTACCGGCAACACTAGGGTATAACTACTTGATCCGCCGGCAATCCCGAGTGACTTAGCGTCACCTGGACGTAGTGAGCGGGCGGCATCGGGGGTCATTGGGTATAACCTCGGGTTATCGTTGGGTGTGGTGCTTATGCCGCGTGTTCATTGAAATTCATCGGTGTTTTTTTATAACCACACGTAATACTTCCCAACGCTGTCATAACGCCAGCTTATATCTAACCACCCGGCCAGCCACCCGGCCAGCCACACGCACACACGCACACGCGGGCACACACGCGCACACACACACGCACACGCGGTTCATCATCAACACAACGCCACCTCAAGCCATCCTGTGACCTCTTTCACAAAACACGAAGACAACATCAAATCCGCTATCGCATCGCTTGCACAAGCGGAAAGGTCCGACTAGAGTTAGGGGCAAGTTAAGGCGAAGCGGAGGCGAAGCGGGGCAACGGGACAAGGCGGAAGGCAGGGCAGGCCATCAAGGCAGCCAACATTCCGCCAACGGAACCCATTGACAAGCGGAACCTTCTAGCCTAACTTGGAAACCATCGCGGCAGGCGGCGAGAAACAGCCTGACAGGGAAGGGCCTCAGGAGCGAGGCCTACCGATCAAGGAAGACCACCAGGCGCGGCGATCCCTCGGGATCAATGCCCTGGTACTCCAGGAGAACCGAGAGCCTGGGGCGTGATTCGCCACGAAAGCGCGGCCGTTGATGCTCTGCCATAGGCAACATCACAGGCGGACGGCAGCACTCGCCAAGTCTCGTGGCTCAGGCCTGAGGGAAACGCTAGAAGCCGAGGGAACTCTAGCGGAGTACAAGGGAATCACTGGGACACGGGGCGATCTGGCCAAGCGCCAGTGATCAATCTTTGCCGGTGGGACAATCAATGGCTCGCCGGCAAAGGTGGATTCACTACCCAATGAATGGGAGGCAACCATGGCGACAATTCGTAGCATGAACCGTGCAACCATCTCGGAAGCCCGCAAGGTCCTAAAGATTAGCGGCGTGAACTCGCTGCTATCCGGGACAATGAGTAACCCGAAGGTTGCGAAGAATGGCAAGGCCGGGGCGCTCACCGCTCCCTTGCATCTTGCTCCCTTCAACGCTAGCGGGTATCAGGTATGCCCGATGGCTTCCTCTGGATGCGCTGCGGCGTGCCTGCACACCGCTGGCAATCTGGCCTATTTCGCGGCGAAGGACAAGGCGCGGAAGAATCGCACGAAAGCATTCTTCAAGCATCGCAACGCTTTCCTTACGGTTTTGATCGCAGAGATTGACCGGCATGTGGAGCGGGCGAAGGCGCAAGGCATGGCTCCGGCGATCCGCCTGAATGCGACGTCGGACCTTCCTTGGGAAAGCTATAGGATCTTTGATCCGCTCGTGGATCATAACGGGAAGTCGATTCAAGGTATGAACTTGATGGAGATATTCCCGAGCGTAGAGTTCTACGACTACACGAAGATCCCGAAGCGTGCGTTTCGATGGGCAAACGGCCATATGCCTGGGAACTATCACATTACGTTCAGCCGGGCAGAAGACAACGGGGATGCCGCCCTCCAGGTTCTCCAGGCTGGGGGCAATGTGACTGTAGTCATTCACGGCCGCGACCTTCCCTCGACTCTATGGGGCTTCCCGGTAGTTGACGGGGATTCTCACGATTACCGGCCCGCTGATCCAACCGGCGTGATTGTCGGGCTTCGGGCGAAGGGAGACGCAAAGCGCGATACCAGCGGGTTTGTTGTGTCCGTATAAATCCGCTCGAGGAAGGAACCACCTAGCGGAACCATCGCAGCGCCTTGGATCTCCAGGGCGCTGCCGTGGGTTCACTAGCGACAACCAACGGGAGGGCAATCAATGCCACGCGAAATCTATATCAATCGGCCCGTCGGGGCTGACCCCAAGACACCGCATTGCGGAGTCGTAGCAATGGCTGCGTTCTGTAGTGTCAGCATGGATGTCGTGAAGGAAACGATTCGTAAACATCGGGATGCCACCTATACCCGAACGAATCATTCCGCCTGGAAGGGGCGCACCTACCATGACGATTACGTCGCGGTACTGAATCGGCACAACAAGCGCAGAACTGCGGCCTTCTCGATTCACCGGAAGGTGGGGAGGTCTATAACGTTTCCAGCCTTGTGGCAATTCGCAGCCAGCGAAGCCCGGAAGGACTACGTTTATCTGATCATCACGGCCGGCCACGCCCAATTGCTCCAGTGGTTTCCCGATGAAACAGGGGAGACTCCTGGCGATTGGTGGGTAATGGACCAGTCGGGAAGCTTCAGAATTTCCAGCTATTGGGGCCGGCGCAAGAAATGCAGTCATGCGTGGGCCAAGAAAGTCAAGGAATGGGAGGAATAACATGATCCGTCGTAAAGAGATCCCAGCAGCCGGCCTGGCGCATCGCGTGTACAAGATTGTCGAGGATCACGGGGAAGGCTGCTATCGCTCCCTGTTCCATGGAATCCCGCAGAATGGCCAGTCCAGGCGATCCAGGAAATTGCCGGTCGGCCCGTGGCTCCCCGCTGAGAAAATAGAGGGAGTCCGAGACGGGACCAGCAAGACCACGTACACGTCAGGCTGGCACGTCCTGAGAACCTGGGAGCAGGCTTATAACTACATGGCTCGGTTCAAGAATCGCCGGGACAAGCTCCGTATTGTTCCGGTATTGGCCATGGAACTACGTCCCAAGGAACACAGCAACGCTGAAGTGTACCTGGCAGATCGGATTCAATTCGACATCCACCCGGAAGCATTGGACCACCAGTCCGTAGGGTGGAAGTACCGTCCTGCCAGTGAACTCCAGGCAGCGTGATGGCTGGTCGCTGGGTTCTTTCGAGGGCCCAGCCGCGAGCCAACCAACAGGAGGACTGAACGATGATCACCAGTAATGGAAACGGTAAGTTTAAGCTCGAAGTCATCGAAAACGACGCAGAAGACGGTGAAGAGCAAATCAACCTGGAACACTTTGACTACTTGACCGAAATAGGGGCTTACCTATTCGGGACCAATTTTCACCGAGACTCAGACTTGAGGATCTCTGTGACAGACCCCGAGTATAACGATGTAACTATGGAGGCTATGACCCTGGCTCTGTACCTCGAAAAAGCAGCCCGTCGAATTGCAGAAGCGGGGAAGTCTGTAGAGTCAGGCCGCCGCCTTGAGGAGGAACTAATCGAAAACGGGATCATTTACTAGACAACGGAGGACTGAACGATGCACTCGCCCAAAGCTTACCCATTACCGATCTGCCCGAGTTGCGGGTCTCCGGGCAAGATCACATCGCAGACTCGAGCAGATTCACGCACCGCAATTTGTGTGGGCTGCTACCTGGTATTCGTCCAGATCTCAGGGGATTAACCATGGCGGAACATACTCGCTACTTCGATGAATTCACGGACGCTACTCAGTACGCGGAATTCCTGGCGGACTACGATCAAATGACCATCAAGATCAAGCGCCAGGATGGACAATGGTCTGTTCGATTCGACCATCCGCAGATCCCTGGGCCGGACAAATGCCTGACCCTCAAGACAGGCCATGGGCTACTCGTCAGGGGTGAAGGATGGCAAGGCTACCTCACTTCCGCCGGGTGCTGGACGAATATACTCTCGATGCATCCGCCGCAGAATCTGTTCCGGTAGGGGAGCCCAGGGTTCCCCGTTGCTCACCACACAGCGAAGCACAATGCCCACAGGAGGCAATCATGGATACTACCCAGGCTCTAAGCCACATCGCTGCCCTGCTCAAGCGGACTGACCAGGTGCTGGAAGACGTTATGCTCGCCCAGGAGCAACTACTGGACCTTGAGAACGAGTTGAGGAGGGAGATCGAGAGCGAGTTCCAGGGGGGACCAAGCGACGACATCCTGTACAACATGTCGCCGGATAAGGGCGCACGGCACGAAGACAAGCGTAAGCCTAAGCGCCAGCAGATGAAGCGCAAACTGACAAGGGAGGGCAGCGTATGAAAGGTATCAGGAGGCGGGGCAAAAAGTGGCTGGTAGACGTGACCGTGCAGGGTAAGCGGAGGACCGCAACCTGTGACAGTTACGACCAGGCAGTAGCGCGGCGGTACGAGCTTCTCTCAGGCGCACAGCAGGCGCACAGCGGACAGAGAGCTTGGACCCTGGGGGAAGCCTATCGACGCACCAAAGACCGCGAGTGGAAGGGCACACGGTCAGAGTCCAAGGCCGTGGCCAACGCCAAGCAAGCGGTAGATTTCTTCGGCTGGGACACCAGGCTCGACAGCATCACCACCGACAGCGTGGACCAGTACGTCGAGCACATGGAGGGCCTTGGTTCATCCAACGCCACCATCAACCGCAAGTTGGCAGCACTAAGCAAGATGTTCACGGTGGCCCATCGCCGCGGAGGAGTGGGGATCAAGCCTCACTTCCCGCGCAAGAGGGAAGCCCAGGGACGCATCCGGTTCCTTACCCAGGAGGAAGAGCGGGCGCTACTCCGTACCATGGAGCACTTCGGCAAGGAAGAACACCGGGACGCATGTATCGTGCTGATCGACACCGGACTACGGTGTGGTGAGCTATGGAGGCTGACGGCTGGGGACGTGACCCTGAGTACCGACATGCTCCACGTATGGGAGACCAAGGCGGACCTACCTCGGTCAGTCCCAATGACTGCCAGGGTGAAGGGGATTATCCGGCCGAAGGTACACGGGGCTAGTCGTGGAGACCGGCTGTTCCCCTACGACAACTGGTGGATGCGGTCTGCCTGGGAGCGAGTGCGTAGCCATCTTGGGCACGCCGAGGACCCGCAGTTTGTACCGCACATGCTCAGGCACACCTGCGCATCGCGCCTGGTCCAGCGGGGCGTGGCATTGAAGGTGGTGCAGGAGTGGCTGGGGCACAAGACCATCAGCCAGACGATGCGGTACGCTCACCTGGCACCGGCCACACTGAGTGATGCAGCCAAGGTATTGGAGACAGACCAGAAGGAGGCAGTGTGATGAGCTACAAGCCTAACGATTTCCAGAAGGTGGACTCGTATGCGGACGGTCTGCTGGAGAACGCATCGCCGGAGTACCAGGCCCGCGTCCGCAAGGACATAGACCCCGATGCTGACCTAACGCCAAAGCAGAAGGAACGCATGGACCTAGCGTTGGGCGTGATGTGCCTGGTGCTGGTCTTCTGGCCAGTCCTGGTGATCTGGCTGTTCGGCTGAGAGACTAGAGCCACAGAGGAGTCCCTTGATACCCGTATTGATGCAACAGGCGTTGCAGACTGTTGCCGATGTTGCAGGCGAGGGTGGTGGAACAGGCAGACACAGGAGGCTTAAAACCTCCCGCCATTCAATGGCTTGCGGGTTCGAGTCCCGCCCCTCGCACCAGTTCCAGATGGACTTAAAATCCTGTCCCGGATACACCCTCCATCGGAACTGATCCTGAAAGCCCGCCATAGAGCCCCAGGTTCGGCGGGTTTTCTTTTGGCGTAACCTATCCGCCAGCGCAAGTGATCTTGTTGCGGCAAGCAACAGGGCATCAGCCCATGCAACTCCCTGTTAGAGCGGGGCTTTTGATTGGAGCCCACCAAGCGGCCCAGCCGAAGGCCCCGTAAGGATTCCTTAGGACATCCCAACGATGCCTATGGATTATCCAAGGACATCCAATCTCAATCTTATTCCCCTAATACCCTTAGGAGATCCCAATGGAAGACCGTAAGGTTACTCGACAGAAGAACCTTGAAGGCATGATGAAAGGGCTCGGTGAGAAGGCGTACAAAGACCAGACGATCAGGGCGAGAGAGAAGGGCCAGGAGAGCACCACGAGCTACGGTAGATTCCTGGTCAAGGCAGGGATTCAGCCTGTAGCAGACGAGATTGAGGCATACTACGCTCGAGCTATGGACGGGAGGGCTGGTCGTAAGGCAACGACCATCCGCCGTCTCCAGGAAGTCGTAAAGGCTCACGGCGAAGACAGGAAGAGCGCCTTCGAGACAGTGGCGTTCATCGCACTGAAGAGTTTGATCGACACCCTGATCAGGGAGACCAAAGCAGCCGCAACCAGCGTGGCTGTCGGGCTGTCGGTGGAGGATGAGGTCCGGTTCGCTCGGTTCAGGGAAGAGGCGAAGCCCTTGTTTGACACCCTGGACAAGAACCTCGATAAGAAAACCAAGGATATACGCCACAAGCGCACCGTCATGGTTCATTCGATGAACAAGGCTGGTGTCGAATGGGAGGGGTGGTCGCTGTCTGATCGTATGCAGTTGGGCCTAGTCCTCCTGGAGTTGACCATCCAGGCGACGGGCCTTGCGGAACTGAAGCCTGTCAACGAGGGCAAGAACAACACGCTTTACTACATCAAGCCCACGAAGGAAACGCTGGAGTGGATCAAGGCCAGGGGAGAGCATGACGCAGCCTTATGCCCCCAGTGGCTGCCCTGTGTTGTCCCTCCCAAGGACTGGACCACTCCGTTCGACGGCGGCTACCACAGCAACGAGGGGTCCTTCCGTATCCCCTTGATCAAGCCAGTGAAGAGCATGGCTGGCCGTCTCAAGCGGAACTACCTGGAAGAGGTAGCCAATCGGGCAGACGAAATGCCTGAGGTATACGAGGCAGTCAACGCCATGCAGAAGACGGCTTGGCAGATCAACTCGGACACGTTCTCAGTCTTCCAGCATATGTGGGAGAACATGGGGGACAGCCCGAAGGCTGGGCTCCCGGCCTGGGTCGAGTATGAGCCCAAGGACGTAATGAGGCCCTACCCTGAGGGCGAAAGCACCGACGAGCAGCGACGGTGGAAGCGCGATGCATCCCGTATGTGGGAGTGGATCAACACGGAGAACAGCCGAGTGATCCAGACCGTGAAGGTAAATTTCATCGCGGACAAGCTGGCCGACGAGGAAGAGATTTACTTCCCGTACCAGTTCGATTTCCGGGGGCGCGTGTACGCTACTCCCATCGTGCTGAATCCTCAGGGCAGCGACTTGTCCCGGGGCATACTCTGCTTTGCTCATGGTAAGCCGCTGCACAATCACCAGGCTTATCGCTGGTGGTGCATCCACGGGGCCAACGTGTGGGGCGAGGACAAGCTCTCTCTGGGTGCCCGAGTCCAGTGGGTGGAGGACAACGCTGATTGGATTCAGGCCGTAGGCTCAGACCCGTTGGAGCATAATGAGTGGATGGAGGCGGACAGCCCCTGGCAGTTCCTGGCATGGGCGTGTGAGTACGCTCGACGGGAGCAAGAGGGAGCTTCGTTCCTGTCCCATCTGCCGGTCCAGCTGGATGGCTCTTGCAACGGGCTCCAGCACTTCTCGGCCATGCTTCGAGACCCTGTGGGTGGCGAGGCGACCAACCTGGTGCCATCGGACCAGCCCCAGGACATTTACGCACGGGTGGCTGAGGTTGCCACCAATAAGCTACGTTCGTATGTTTCCGCAAACGGATACGATCCGCAATCGGAGGACAGTGACACAGCCTTGGCTTCCCGTTGGCTGGACGTCGGAGTCAATCGGAAGACCACGAAGCGGGCGGTGATGATCCGTCCCTACGGCGGGACGTTGAAGGCTACTCAGCACTACGTGGCGGGACACCTGTTGAGTGACCGGACGGTAGAAGAGCGAGCCACCTTGAACCCTGAGGACAACCGTGACTTGTTCCGGGCGTCCATGTTCATGGCGAAGGTGATCATGGAGGCGATCAACGAGACTGTTGTGGCCAGCAAGCACGCTATGGACTGGCTCCAGGCGGTGGCCAAGGCAGCCAGCAGGGAGCAGCTTCCGATCAACTGGTCCACGCCGGCCGGGTTCTACGTTCTCCAGGCGTACCCGAACATCAAGATGCGCCGGGTTCGGACCAAGCTCGGGGAGCAGTCCATCCGGTTCTCCCTCAAGGAAGAGCAAGACAGCCTGGACTCGAGCAAGCAGGCCACGGCTATCTCCCCGAACTTCGTGCATAGCCTGGACGCTGCCGCCCTGGTTCGGTACGTGTGCAAGGCCAAGGCCCGGGGAGTGGATGCGTTCAGCCTGGTTCACGACAGCTACGGGACTCACGCCGCGGACACCCAGGACTCAGTGGAGGCGCTGAAGGAAGCCTTTGTGGAAATCTATGAGCAGAACGATCCGCTCCAGGATTTCTACGACCAGGTGGTGGCCGTGCTCCCTGAGGAAGAGCGGGAGAAGCTCCCGCCGATGCCCGCCAAGGGCAACCTGGACATCCGGCAGGTGCTGGAGTCCGACTATTTCTTTGCCTGAAGCAATCCGCTCCCGGAACGAATCCGGGGGCGGCTCTTCGATTGAAGCCCACCAAGCGGCCCAGCAAGCACAGGAGATCGACATGCAGCTTGAGATTCGCATGAACGCAAGCAACGACCGGGTGGTGTTCAACGGCACTGCCCATGACCGCAGCCAGTACGTGGGGCACGAGAAGCGCCGGCTGCGTAACAACGTGGTGAACGCTTTCCGCAAGTCCAAGCGCAGGAGCAAGTAATGGATCGAGACCAATTCACCAACGCCAACCTCAGGAGCGTGAGCAAGGCGTCTATGGCTGCCCTGAGCCAGATCCAGGACCATCCCAAGGGCGTCCAGCCGGCGGCCATCGCAGCGATGTTCCTGGCCTACAGCGAGGCGTCGGGCGTCCCGGCGCAGGACTTGATGACCGTGACCCAGAACATGATCAGCCACGCCGACGGACGGCGGCCTGAGTTCAAGGCACTGGTCCGGTACGTCGAGGGGGAGCTTCTGTGATGGAAGACGATAGGCAGATGGAGCTACCGCTGGAGCCGTCAGAGGAAGCGGCTCAGACGCTGGACAGCCTGGTTCGCCTGGCCGAGCAGGGCTACCTCCTGGAAGACATCGACATCCCGACCACCAACGAGGAGATCATCGACCATGGCGAGTAAGCGACAGAAGCCTACGGTCAGCCCGAAGGGCACCGCCATTTGGCCGAAGCTCAATGAGCCGGACCAGTACGACGAGAGCCAGGACCCGGTATACAAGGTCACCCTGGCGTTTGACGCTGAGAAGGACGCCCAGAGCTTCATCGAGACCATCGACGAGAAGTGCAACGAGGCGTTCAAGGAAGCCCTTGAGGACAAGACGGCAGCCCAGCGCAAAAAGTTCTCGATGTACGTCCCCTATGAATACGAGGAGGATGAAGAGACTGGCGAGCGTACCGGCCGAGTCCTGGTCAAGTTCAAGTCCAAGGCCGACGTCAGGGACAAGCGCACGGGCAAGACGGTCCGTAAGGCGTTGCCGATCTTTGATGCCCGGGCGAGCAAGCCCATGAAGAACCCGCCGCGGATCGGCAACGGTTCGGTCCTCAAGATCGCGGCTGTGTTCTCTAACCCCTGGAGCAATCCTGCGAAGCAGGCAGGGGCGAGCCTGTATATCCAGGCTGTTCAGCTGATCGAGCTTGCCGAGCATGGCGGCTCTGGCGGTGACGCCTTCGGCTTTGGCGAGGAAGACGGCTTCGAGACTGAGGACGACAGCAGCCCGGACTTCGAGGACGAAGGCGAGGGCTACGAGGACGGCGGCGACGACGACGGCGACGACGACCCGGACTTCTAATGATAACCCGGAACAGTCGCGCCAACAAAGGTAGCGATGGGTTTCGTGGTGGGCTCGAGAGGGCCATCGGGGATCTACTCGATGGCCTTTCTATTTCGTACCGCTACGAACCTGGCGACATCGTATACCTGGTTCCTGCCCGAAACGCCAAATACAAGCCGGACTTCGTTCTTCCCAATGGAATCGTGATCGAAGCCAAGGGACGATTCGTCACGGCTGATCGGCAGAAATTCGTCAGGCTGAAAGAACAGTACCCACGCCTTGATATTCGATTCATCTTCTCGAACCCGAATGCCCGCATCTCGAAAAAGTCCTCGACTACCTACGGAATGTGGTGCGAACGTAAGGGGTTTCCCTTTGCACCCGTGAAGGATTACGCGGCTTGGATGGCGTGGACGAACGAACCCGTAAACCAGGAATCTCTGGATGAACTCGAAAGCCTTCTGAAGTGATGACGAGAGAAACTACAGACACGGTGATCATCCATTGCTCTGCCACCCCGGCGGACATGGACATCGGAGTCAAAGAGATCGACCGATGGCATCGGGCGAAGGGCTGGCTTGAGATCGGCTACCACTTCGTCATTACGCGAAGTGGCGTAGTGCAGGAGGGTCGAAAGATCAGCAAGCCGGGAGCCCATGCAATCGGGTGGAACAAGCGAAGCATTGGGATCTGCTTGGTCGGTGGTGTCAATGAAGAGGGCGAGCCCCAGGACAATTTCACCATCGAGCAGATGGAACTACTGGAGCAACTCACCTACGAGCTTCTCGACAAGTACCCAATACGCAATGTCATGGGCCACAACGAAGTGGCCCGTAAAGCCTGCCCGTCCTTCGATGTACAGGAGTGGCAAAAGGAAATCGGACTGGAGGACTACAAATGAAGTCCCTCGACGGAATCCTCAAGAGCTTACACAAGACGCTCCGTGACCTCGACAAGCTGATCGACGCCCGGACGGCCAAGGTCAGTAAGAACATGGCAGAACTGGCGCGGATCGAGGACGAGAACGAACGGGCACTCACTGAGGCCAAGCAGGCTGGCCGTGCCCGCAGCAAGATCGCAGGGCTGATCGGCACCGACGACGAGTCGGCCCCCGATTGAAGCCCACCAAGCGGCCCACCTGTCATCCGGCGGGTGGGCCTTTCGCGTTCAACAGTCGAAACAGCGAGGCATCAGACATGCAGAGTATAGTCCGTACCATTCAACAGAATGTGACGCCTCAGGCAGCCAAGGTCCTTCGGTACATGGAGGACACCGACGGCACTATCACGGCTCGCGAGGCGATGCTAGACCTTGACGCCACCAGCGCCACCCTCGCTCGCCGTATCTGCGACCTGGAAGAGGTAGGTGTGGTAATCAACCGGGAGTCGAAGACACACCCCGCGACGGGCAAGCGGTACACCCGGTATTCCTTGGATCCGGTTGCGACTGCAACCAACGTCATGCCGGTTCAGTCCGTCCACCCCGACGACTACGAGGTCAGTGCATGAGCGAGTTTGTCCACCATGAACCGTGCCCCCAGTGCGGCAGCAGAGACAACCTGGGCCGGTTCGATGATGGGCATGGGTACTGCTTCGGCTGCCAATACTACGAACCGGGGGACGATGATCCCCCGGACACTTCCCGGTCTGAGGAGTCCCTAGTGTCCCGACACGGTATGGTTGAGGGCGAGATACAAGCCCTTACGAAACGAGGGATCTCTGAAGAGACCTGTCGCAAGTTCGGCTATGAAGTCGGCCACTTCAAAGGGAAGCCGGCGCAGATCGCCAACTACCGCCCGCTCGACGGCGGCCCTGTGGTAGGCCAGAAGATACGCCTGAAAGACAAGGGATTCCCCTGGACAGGCGACGCCAAGAAAGCCTCTCCTCTGTGGGGCTCTTGGCTCTGGCGTAGCGAAGGTAAGATGGTGGTGATCACCGAAGGCGAGATCGACGCGATGACGGTCAGCCAGATTCAGGGCAACAAGTGGCCTGTGGTCAGCATCAAGGATGGGGCTCAGTCCGCAGCCAAGTCTATCAGCCGAGCCCTGGACTGGCTTGAGTCCTTCGAGCGCGTGGTGTTCATGTTTGACATGGATGACGCCGGTCAGAAGGCTGCTCAAGAGGCGGCTATGTGCTTGTCCCCAGGCGTCGCACGGATCGCCAACCTCCCCCTCAAGGACCCGAACGAAATGTTCCAGGCCGGCCGCGGCCGGGAGATCATCGACGCCATTTGGAACGCCCGGACTTTCCGGCCCGATGGCATCGTCACGCTGTCCGAGGTCAAGGACCTGGCTTCCCAGGACGTTACCCAGGGGCTGCCCTGGTGGTCGAAGACCTTGACGGACCTGACCTACGGCCGGCGTAAGGGCGAGGCGTATGCCTTCGGCGCTGGCACTGGCGTAGGCAAGACGGACTTCCTGACCCAGCAAGTCGTGTATGACGTGATGGAGCTACAGGAGCCCGTCGGTCTGTTCTTCCTTGAGCAACAGCCGGCTGAAACAGCCAAGCGCATCGCCGGTAAGAGCGCCGGCAAGCGGTTCCATGTGCCTGACGGGACGTGGACTCACGAGGAACTCCTCCAGGCCCTCGACAACCTGGAGAGAAGCGGCCGGCTATACCTGTACAACCACTTCGGGTCCTGCGATTGGGACGTGATCGAGAAGCGCATTCGCTATCTGGCACGGGGTGAGGGCGTCAGGTTGTTCTACCTGGACCACCTGACTGCTCTGGTATCCGGCACGGACAATGAGCGAGTCGAGCTTGAGAAGGTCATGTCCGAGATCGGGAGCCTGGTCAAAGAACTCGATGTGATCATCCACTATGTTTCCCACCTGGCCACGCCTGAAGGCAAGCCCCACGAGGAGGGCGGGCGGGTGATGATCCGCCACTTTAAGGGCTCCAGAGCGATTGGCTACTGGTCGCATTACATGTTCGGCCTGGAGCGAGACCAGCAAGACGACGAGTCGAACCACGAGACTTCGTTCCGAATCCTAAAGGATCGCTATACAGGGCAGGCGACAGGCGAAGTGATCCCGATTGGCTACGACCACGATACCGGCAGGCTCTATGAGCTTGACGGTAGTGAGTATTTCGACAAGGAAACCAGCGATGACCAACAAAGTCCTTTCTGAATTCATTGCGTTGGGGCCGGAGGATATGTTCCATCCGACTATGCTCAACGCCTACGCAACGGGGGCTGTATGTCTCTCATTTCTGCTGCTCATGTGAAAGAGGTTACCGTCCCTTCTCTTGACGACGCCTCAGAGTCCCTCCATGTGGCTGTGGGCATCGCCCAGCTGAACCCGGAGGTCTACCCGGTGCTCCATGTGGCTAACGAGAACGACCGTCTGAAGCTCCAGGAGGCCCTGGATGAAGTCTCGGATGGAGAGAACGCTGCCAGCCATGTGATTGTACGCATTTATAGGGACAGCTGATCTTATTGTCTCAAGCAATCCTGTAGAGGAATCAATGAGCAAGCGGAACAAAAAAGACAAGTTCGCAAACAACCAGCAGAAGCGGGTCCCCAAGGTACAGGCGCTGACCGACCGGCAGCGGACGCTGATCAACTCGATCCTCGGCAGCCCCATGACCATCACGACGGGCTACTCCGGTACGGGCAAGACCTTCGTGCCGACCATGATGGCTGCGGATGCGTTCAATCGGACCCGGCAGCGCGGCGGGGTGGACAAGATCATCCTCACTCGGCCCAACGTGCAGAGCGGCAGGTCCCTCGGGTTCCGCCCGGGCGACCTCAACGAGAAGATGCTGGAGTGGTTTGCGGAGATCATGGCAGTCCTCCGTGAGGCGCTTGGGACCAATACGGTGGACCTGGCGCTCAAGCGTGGAGACATCGAGCTTGTCCCGTTCGAGACCATGCGAGGGCGGTCATTCAACAACGCCTTCGTCATCCTCGACGAGGCGCAGAACACCACCCCGCACGAAATGAAGATGTTCACCACCCGCCTGGGGATGAACACAACCACGGTGGTCAACGGCGACATCCGCCAGTCCGACCTGAAAAGTAACAGCGGGCTTGCTGCTCTGATCGACATTACCTGGGACATGGAGATCCCTTGGATCGACTTCGACGAGGATGACATCGTTCGATCAGACCTCTGCAAGGAATTCATTGTCCGTTGGATGGAATACGAAGCGAGGTAGCTATGGATTTTGTGGCTTTCGCACTAGGATTTGCCCTTCTCGTGGGGTGGGTAAAATTGATCACTGAACTCGTTGAAAAGGTGGCGGCATGAGTGCGCTTCCGCTTGAACCGATTGATCCGCTAGAGGACGGGATCTCCAAGGTCGAATTTATCGACCGCATGGGCGACGACATCACGGTGGTCAATGCAGCCCGGGTGTCAATGAACAAGGAATCCTCGTGGGTTCACGAAGGTTACTTGGATTCCGCCATGTCCGTGCCGCGGAACATCCTGTCGAAAGGGGACGCCCGTCTAATTCGATTCCTGGCCAGGAACAACCACTGGACGCCATTCGGGCACGTTCAGATTCAGCTACGAATCAAAGCCCCGATCTTTGTGGCCCGGCAGTGGTTCCGCCATGAGGTTGGCTTCGTCCGCAACGAGGTCAGCCGTCGGTACGTGTCCGAAAGGCCCGAGTTCTTCGTCCCGAAGACGCTGCGGAAGTTCGCGGCCAACGTGAAGCAGGGCTCCTCGGACGAGACCGTAGAGGGCTACTCCCGGGATCATTTACTCGAGCAGTGCGAACAGACTGCGGAGGCGTACCTGTCCGTCATAGAAGAGGAAGGCGCTTGCCCTGAGCAGGCCCGAATGATCCTGCCTCAGAACACTTACACCGAATGGATCGAGACGGCCTCTCTGGCTGCCCTGGCCCGGGTGTTCGGGCTCCGTGCGGACAGCCACGCCCAGCGTGAAGTCCAGGCATACGCCCATGCCATCGACCACCTGATCCCCGGTGACCTTGCCACATCTTGGAGCGCACTGAGAGGTAACTGATGCGACGACTGATTCTGGCTGCACTGCTGACCGCGCCCGTGGCGGCCTCGGCTGGTGAGCTATTCGATGACCCTGAGCCGTACTTCCGTGCGGGCTGGGGGATCAACACCACGGACCTGTACTCCGACCGGGACACATTCGGGCACACGCCCTGGGACGAGCCGGTGGCCGAGGCGGCCGTTGGTGTGGAGACCGAGGGCGGACTCTCTATCGAGCTACGCCACATGAGCAACACGCAGGCCCCGGACGTTGGATTCAACTGGATCGGGGTCTCCTACAAGATCGGAGGCCAGTGATGTTGGGGAGTGATAAGTGGCTGTACGCGCTGAAGCTAGCGGCGGCCATCTTCATCCCGGTCGCCCTCGTGGCCGAGTGCGTTCCGGCAGCAGGCTAACCGCAAACTATCAAAGGGGAGGCTATGAGCACCGCGATCTTTGACATCGAAACCAACGGACTTCTGGACCAGCTGGATCGGGTCCATAGCCTCGTGATCTGTGACCCCGACACCAAGCAGGTGGCCAGCTACGCGGACCAGCCCGGGTATCCGTCCATCGAGGAAGGCGTCCAGGCTCTACTCCAAGCGGATTACCTGGTAGGCCACAACATCATCAAGTTCGACATCCCCGCGCTGGAGAAGGTCTACCCCTGGTTCAGAATCAAGGGTCAGTGGGGCCTGGACGATGACCGGGTGATCGACACCTTGGTCTGCTCTCGGTTGATCTGGCCGGAACTCAAGGTCAACGACTTCAAGTTCCGTAAGAAACACCCCTCGTTCCCTGGCAAGCTCATAGGCAGCCACGGCTTGGAAGCCTGGGGCTATCGCCTGGGCGAGTACAAGGGCGAGTTTGCTAAAGAAACCGACTGGTCCTCCTGGTCCGAGGACATGCAGTTCTACTGCGAGCAGGACGTCCGTGTAACGGACAAGCTCTACAGCCTGATCCTGAAGCGGTGGCCCTCGGACCTGTCCGTGTGGATCGAGCATGAGTTCCAGAAGATCATCTCCGAGCAGGAGAAGAACGGCTTCCCCTTCAAGACAGGGGAGGCGGCCAAGCTCTACGCTGGCCTGGTGGGAGAGCGCCAGGAGATCGACGAGAAGCTCAAGGCGATGTTCCCTCCGTGGTGGCGGCCGGTACACCAGCACACGCCTAAGCGCACCATGCGCCGGTTCGTCGAGAACGAGAACGGCAAGTGGCACAAGCGTAAGGACGGCTGGCGGAAGGGCTGGTATGAAGGTCTGACGGAAGGCTGCAAGCTCACCAAGGTCAAGCTCCAGGAGTTCGACCCGGGTTCCCCGGACCTGGTGGCTGATCGGCTGATCAAGGTAGAAGGGTGGAAGCCCCAGGAGTTCACGTCTGAGGCATGGCATTACGGCCCCTATGAAAGGAAGCCGTCCGTGTCCGAGGATGAACTCGCCAAGCTGAACTGTGAGTCTGCACGGCTGATCGCCCGCAGGATGATGCTATCAAAGCGCATCGGGCAGATCGCTGAAGGCCAGAACGCTTGGCTGAAACTGGAACAGGACGGGCGCATCTACGGCTCCGTGATTACCAACGGTGCTGTGACGGGCCGGTGTACGCACCGCAAGCCCAACATGGCCCAGGTCCCTTCCTCCTCTTCCGAGTACGGCAGAGAATGCCGCGCTCTGTTCTACGCTCCCGAAGGCATGAAGCTCGTGGGCGTGGACGCCGACAGCCTCGAGCTTGTAGGACTGGCCCACTATCTGGCCCTGTGGGACGAAGGAGCCTTCGCCTATGCCGTGTCCACCGGCAGTAAGGAAGACGGCACTGACCCCCACACCAAGAACCAACATGCCGCGGGCCTGTCCTCTCGGGACAACGCCAAGACCTTCATCTACGCCTTCATCTATGGAGCCGGCGACTGGAAGATCGGCCACATTGTTCGACCTGAGGCCAACGACGCCGATAAGAAAAAGGCCGGCAAGGCCCTGAAGAGCCAGTTCCTCAAGGGGATGCCGGCATTGGATCGGCTGATGAAGGCCGTCTCCAAGGCCATCAAAAAGCGTGGCTACCTCCGGGGGCTGGACGGACGGGTCCTCCCGATCCGCTCCGAGCACTCCGCGTTGAACACGCTGATCCAATCCTGCGGTGCGGTGATTATGAAGATGGCTACCATTTTCTTTTGGCGTAAAGCAGTCGCTACCGGATTTGTTCCGGTAGAGGACTTCATGTTGGTGGCTCACGTTCATGACGAGTGGCAGACGTTGGCCCGGGAAGAAATAGCGGAAGCCATTGGCGAGCTTGGTGTTCTGTCCATCGAGGATGCTGGGGAATACCTAGGGCTCCGCTGCCCGGTGACCGGCTCCGCGGACATAGGGAATAACTGGAGTGAAACCCATTGAGTTCCGGTTACCTCTATCTGCTCCACCACCCAGCCACCCCAGGCTGGCTCAAGGTAGGCCATACCTATGACACCGACCGAAGGTTGTCGAACTACCAGACCGGCGACCCGTACCGACGATACGTATACGCCGCGACGGTGTGGTTCGACGACCGTGTGGTTGCGGAAAAGCTGGCCCTACTGGACCTTGAAGCTGAAGCCGAGGAGAGGCGAGGGGAGTGGTTTTACATCGAACCCCTCCGCGCTCTCCGTGTGCTCGAACGAATCCGCGAGGAGAACTAATGATCCAACGGAGAATACTCCTGGATGCGGACCTGATCTGCCACTCCCACTGCGCCGCCAAGGAAACACCAATCCATTGGGGCGACGACCTCTGGACCCTGCACTCCGACGCCAAGGAAATCCGGTTTTCCATCGACCAACACATCGAATGGATGAAGGAGCACCTGGAGGCGCAGGACGTGACTCTGTGCTGGAACGATTTGGAGGGCGGCAATTTCCGCAAGGACATCCTGCCTTCCTACAAGGGCAACCGGAAGGAAACCCGGAAGCCGTTGGCGTTCTACGCCGTCCGCGAATGGATGTTTGAAAGGTGGCGGTCCTTTTCCAGACCCAACCTGGAAGGCGACGACATCCTTGGAATTCTGGCGACCCACCGAAAGCTGGAGCCCGCCGAGGAAAAGATCATCGTCACCATCGACAAGGACCTCAAGACCATCCCCGGCCTGCACTTTAATTACTCCAAGCAGGAGCAAGGAATCTTTGAAGTAGACCGGAAAGACGCCGATTTCTGGCATCTGGTCCAAACGCTGGCTGGCGATCAAACCGACGGCTATACCGGCTGCCCTGGGATTGGCGAGAAGACCGCGAAAGAGATCCTGGAAGACCCCCACGAATTGGTACAGGTCGAGCGGGAAATCACCCGTGGCAAGAACGCCGGGACCACACGACTCGAGTGGAAAACAGGCGAGCCTTGCGATCCCTGGACAGCTGTCGTTTCCCAGTACCGAAAGGCAGGGCTAGGCGAACGTGAGGCTCTGACCCAGGCGCAGGTGGCCCGCATTTGTAGGGCCGAAGATTACGACTTCAAGAAACGGAGAGTTATCCCGTGGAAACCCGAGTAACAACGCAAGAGACAGCAGATCATCCCAATGAGGAAGCCCGTGAGGTCTGCATATGCAGCGACCTCCTGGAAGACGCTGCCCGGACCATCAAGCAGCGTGGGAAGACCCGGGACGGGTCAGGCTCCGAGCGATCCATGGCCCGGACTGTAGCTGCATTCAATGCCATGACCGGCCACTACCTCACCGAGGAAGAGGGGTGGCTTTTCATGCGCTACCTGAAGGACAGCCGCTCACGTAAGGGCGAGTTCAACATCGACGACTATGAAGATGGTATCGCTTATGCCGCGTTGCAGGCTGAGTGTGCCATCCGTAATAACCAATGGGAATAACCAATGGGAGTAACCATGTCACTCAATGAAGCTTTGGCTTCGGAGTTCCACGAGGTTTTCGGGCATCCCATTGGGCTCGACTTTGAGCCCTCTTCTCTTCCTACGCTCGATCTACGGGCCGCCCTGATTCTCGAGGAAGCCCGTGAACTCGTGGATGCCATTGATACGGTCAAGACTCAGATCCAGTGCGGCACTAGCGGCCGGCCTGTCGAGGGCCAGCTGGCTCACCTCCTCAAGGAAATGGCCGACCTTCAGTACGTCCTCTCTGGGCTCGCCGTGGCTTTCGACCTCCCTCTGACCGAAGCCGTCATGGAAGTCCACGAAAGCAATATGTCCAAGCTGGACGACAACGGCGAGCCGATCACCAACGAGAACGGGAAGATTCTCAAGGGGCCGAATTACCAGCCCCCGGACTTGGAAGGGTTCTTCTCCAGTCATCGCTCCGACAACGACAAGTGAGGCAATAAATGGAAGGACCAACTCTCAAGTTCTCTCAGGACACACACGCTACGAAATACCGCGGCAAGGGGGAGAGTTTCCGCGAGGCCATGACTCGCATTGCGGACGCTCTCAAGGACGACCAACAGCACTTCCACGAGTTTCGCTCGATCCTGCTGCGCCAGGCGTTCCTGCCTCCGGGCCGCGTACAGGCAGCCATGGGTTCTCCCCGGCTGCATACGCCGTACAACTGCTTCGTCAGCGGTGACATCCCGGACTCGATGGAAGGGATCATGGACTCCGTGAAGCAGGCGGCGCTGACCATGAAGATGGGCGGCGGCATCGGCTACGACTTCTCCAGCATCCGCCCCCGGGGCGATTGGATCGCCTCCCAGGAGACCTACGCCAGTGGAGCAGTCTCGTTTATGAAGCCCTTCGATGCGGTCTGCCAGACCATCGCGTCGGCCGGCAACCGCCGGGGCGCTCAGATGGCCGGCCTCCGAGTGGACCACCCGGATATCGAGGAGTTCATCGCTGCCAAGCAGAACACCGACAACCTAACCCAGTTCAACGTCTCCGTGCTGGTCACCGACGAGTTCATGGAGGCGATGCTGGAAGGCCGTCAGTTCCCGCTGCGCTTCGAGGGCCGGACCTACAAGTGGGTGGATGCCCGGGCGCTGTGGGACGAGATCATGCGCTCCACCTGGGATTGGGCCGAGCCCGGGGTCCTGTTCGTGGACCAGGCCAACCGGATGAACAACCTGTGGTACTGCGAGTACCTGCCAGTGACCAACCCCTGCGGGGAGCAATGGCTCCCTGAACACGGGGCTTGCTTGCTCGGGTCGTTCAACCTTGTCAAGTACCTGGTTTTCAACAAGCAGCAGACCAAGGTGATCGACTTCGATTACGAACAGCTGTGGACCGACATCCAGATCGTGTACCGAGCCATGGATAACGTCGTGGACCGGGCTGCTTACCCGCTGCCTGAACAGGAAGCCGAGGCCAAGAACAAACGTCGGATGGGCCTGGGCATTACTGGGCTGGCCAACGCTGGCGAGGCCCTCGGGTTTGCTTACGGTTCCAGTGAGTTCCTCCGGTTCCAGGAGGAAGTCGAGAAGCTCCTGACCTATGCGCTGTACACGCAGTCGGCCGTGAGGGCTCGGCAGTACGGGGCGTTCCCCCTGTGCGACAACGAGAAACTCGTGCAGTCGAACTTCATCCAGAAGCTGCCCCCGGCCCTCCAGGATTTCATCCGGGAGTACGGGCTGAGGAACAGCCACCTGACTTCCATTGCTCCGACCGGGACGATCTCGCTCTGTGCGGACAACGTGTCCTCGGGCATCGAGCCTCCGTACAGCCTCGGGATGTCCCGCAAGGTGCGGACGTTCGATGGCGTCGAGGAGCACGGCCTGGTGGACTACGCCTCGTACTTCCTGGGCGTGGACGGCAAGACTGTGATGAACGGCGACGTGACGGTGGAAGACCACCTGAACGTCCTGGAGATCGCTTCCCGATGGAACGATAGTTCGGTGTCCAAGACCGTCAATATCGACGACTCGGTGACCTTCGAGCAGTTCAAGGACGTGTACGTCGAGGCGTGGAAGCGCGGCTGCAAGGGCTGTACTACGTTCCGGGCCTCCGGCAAGCGTATGGGAATCCTCTCCGACAGCCAATCCAAGGGCTCGGAAGAGGCGACCGAGGGTGGCGCTTGTGTCTTCGACCCGGAACTAGGCACTACATCTTGTGGGGAATGAAGCCCACTAAGCGGCAGGACGTTGGGGGTCCTTAGGGGCTCCCAACGCCCTCCTCAGGAGAGTCCATGAGCGAAGTGAAAGTACCGAACCTGACGCAGGAACTGATAGATGCGCTGGCGGAACTGTTCCCCGAGCAGGCCGCCGACCTGAATTGGACTGACCGAGAGGTCTGGTATCACTCAGGACAGTGCAGTGTCGTTCGGTTCCTACAAAGCCAGATGGACATTCAGAACGAAACCATCTTGCAGAACCCGCAGGAGACCTAAATGTGCGGAAACCCATTCGACAGCCCTGACGTTCCTGCGCCACCGCCACCGCCGGCCCCGCCGGCCCCTGGCCCTGTAGACACCGCTGAATCCCCAACGCTGGGCAGCGAACAGGAGAGCCAGGCCCGCCGAAAGAGTGGCAAGAAAAAGCGTGGCCGGGGCCTTGAATCCCTTCGGATCAAGCTCAACACGCCCAACTCGAGCGGGTCGGGCCTGTCGATTCCACAAGACTAGGAGAATGAATGGCAGATACAGCGCATGAACGCTACAGCCAGCTGGAGCGTGACCGCCAGCCATTCCTGGATCGAGCCCGAGACGCATCGAAGCTGACCGTCCCCTCCATGATCCCGCCGGATGGCCACAACAAGCACAGCCACCTGTACCAGCCGTATCAAAGCATTGGTGCTCGTGGCGTGAACAACCTGGCGTCCAAGCTGCTCCTGGCCCTCATGCCGCCGAACCAGACGTTCTTCTCGCTCAACATGAACGAGTTCGAGCTACAGGAAGAGGCCGGCAGCGAGGAGCAGTACGAGCAGATCAAAGAGGAAGTCAAGCAAGCGTTCTCCCGTATCGAGCGGGTGATCATTGAGAACCTGGAGCAATCCGCAGACCGAGTGGTCATATTCGAGGCGCTCAAGCACTTGATCATCGGCGGGAATGCCATGCTGTTCGTAGGTAAGGACGGGACTCGTTTGTTCACCTTGCCGCAGTATGTGGTCAGCCGAGACCCCAACGGCAATGTAGTCGAGGCCGTGATCCACGAGCAGATGGACCGCCAGGCCCTGCCCTCTGATATTGAAGAGTCCATGGGCAACCAGCTAGACGAGCAGGGAGCCAACGAGGTCGATGTCTACACCTGGGTCAAGCGGGATGGCAACAAGTTCAAGTCCCACCAGGAGGTCATGGGCGTCAAGGTAGACGATACCGAGGCCGAGTATCCCATCGACCGGAGCCCGTTCCTACCGCTTCGGTTGCACAAGATCGACGGCGAGAGCTACGGGCGTGGGTTCATCGAGGAATACATCGGTGACCTCCACTCCCTGGAGATCCTGTCTCAGGCCATCGTTGACGGCAGCGCGGCCGCAGCCAAGGTCCTGTTCCTGGTGCATCCCAACGGAAGTACCCGGCAAAAGACCCTTTCGGAGAAGCGCAGCGGCGACATCGCAGAGGGTAATCCCAACGATGTTGGCGTGATCCAGATGGAGAAGTTCAACGACTTCCGTGTGGCACAGGACACAGCCCGCGGTATTGAGGACCGGCTGTCGTTCGCCATGCTGCTGAACACCGCGGTCCAGCGTGATGCCGAGCGTGTCACTGCCTCGGAGATTCGGTTCATGGCCCAGGAGCTTGAGGACGCATTGGGCGGGATCTACTCCGTCTTGTCCCAAGACTTCCAGCAGCCCTACGTGCTGCGAAAGATGTCCCTTCTGGAGAAGCAGGGCAAGCTCCCGAGCCTGCCCAAGGACAAGATCACCTTGTCTATCACAACTGGCATCCAGGCGCTCGGCAAGGGCCGAGACAAGAACACCCTGGTCCAGTTCATCCAGACCCTGGGCGAGACCCTTGGACCGGAGATCATCACGCAGTTCGTGGACGTGCGGAACTACATCACCCGCCTTGCTGCATCCGATGGCATCGACACCAAGGGCCTGATCAAGTCCGAAGAGGAAATCCAGCAGCAGCGTCAAGGCGCTCAGTTCCAGCAGCTGGTGGACAAGCTCGGCCCCGAGGCTATGAAGGCGATCCAGGAACAACTTAAGCAACAGCAGCAGGGGCAGAATGGCTGAACAGAAACCCACTACCCAGAAGGGGAGCCAGGCGAAACGTAAGTCTGCTCCCGCTACCAACACCACCAAGCAGGCCCAGGATCGAATCTCCGAGAAGGTGAAACCCTTCCGCCGGAAGCAGGGAAAGATCACTCAGGGCCGCAACGGCACCATCCACATCAACTGAGGGACCTATGGCCGAAAATCACAGCGTGAACATGGACTCCGGCCAGACCGGGCCGACTCCCCCGGAGCAACAGCAGCCGGGAACCAACCAGAACCAGGAAGGTGAGAACCAGCGGCCGGAATGGCTCCCCGAGAAGTTCAACTCCCCTGACGAGCTTGCCAAGGCGTATACCGAGCTTGAGGCCCGCCTCGGTCGCGGCGAACAGCAGCAGGAGCAGCAGGAAGAGGGCCAGGAGTCTCAGGACGGCCAGCAGCAGGAAGAGAGCCAAGAGTCTCAAGACCAGGTGGTTTACTCCGAGCAGGTCGATAAGGCCCTGAACAACGCTGGCATCCAGCCCACTGAGGTTCAGAAGGAATACAGCGAGAACGGCGGCCTGTCCGACGAGACCTACTCCAAGCTGGAGCAGGCGGGCTATCCCCGGGAAATGGTGGATGCCTACGTCCAGCAGATGGAGTCCCAGGCCAACCAGGGCGTCCAGGAGGTCATGCAGGAGGCTGGCGGCCAAGACCAGTATAACAACATGGTCGAGTGGGCCAAGGCCAACCTGTCCAGCAACGAGATCGCTGAGTTCAACGCTGCCGTGAACGGCGGCAAGGAAGCAGCGAAGTGGGCTGTCCGAGGCCTGGCTTCCAAGTATGCGGCGGCAGAGGGCTCCGAGCCCGGGCGTCAGCTTGGCGGGCGGCAGTCCAGCGCATCCTCGGATACCTTCCGCTCCACCCAGCAGGTGGTCGAGGCGATGAAGGATTCCCGCTACCAGAGCGACCCGGCGTACCGCCAGTACGTACAGGACAAGCTCGCTCGTTCCAACGTGTTTTAAGGGGGCACCATGGAGTTTAACGCTGAAATCGTGAGCGTAGTCCTCGGCGGCATTCTCGCCGCGAAGGGCCTGGCTATGTACATCGTGAATACCACCGATACTCCCCGCGACGACAAGTGGGTGGGCACTGCGTACAAGGTGGTCGAGAAGGTCGCCGGTATTCTCAACGACGACAAGGCCAAGCAGCTTCCGGGCGAGAACGAAGAGGACGTGAAGGCCGGCAAGATCGGCAACAGCTGATGAGCTTTCTACAGGCCCTACGGTCCCTCCTGTCGGCAGTCGGTAAGGCCCTGTCGATGTGGAGGGACTACGAGGCCGAGGAGGACGGCAAGAATGAGCTACGTGCGAAGCAAAGGAAGAGCCAGCTGGAAGCCGCAAGAGAAGCTCAGGAAATCGAAGAGGCTATCTCTAGTGCTTCTGACGATGAGCTTAATCGCCGGCTGCGCCGTCCCTCCGAGCGGTCCTGAAACCGCCTGCCCTGTATGGGCCGCTGACAACACCTTCTATCCCTCCGAGGAGGTCATCCAGTCCATGTCTCGGGATGAAAAAGAACAAGTCGCTGAGATCAACACAGAGACTGAGACCTTCTGCAATTGAGTTCCCTTCTCTAGGGCTAGCAACAAAGCCGACACGCTTCCTCACAGCGCAACTTGTGACCCGGTAACGGGTATCGCCCCGGGGACGCCCGGGGAGTCGGCTCCTTTTTCTTTCCCCTCTGTGAATCGGCAAGTCTCCACCCCTCCTAAGGGGGCAGACAGCCTGCAACCCCAAGAATGTCCCGCGAAGGACGCCTTGGCCCGCTGCGGCGGACAACCTTGCGCGGACGACGTGTGGAGTTCCGGTCGGGTTAGGCACTCAACCGATCTCACACATCTTTCAAGGGGAAGATAATAATGGCAGACGCTACTCCGAGCCGTCCGGGTAACGACGGCAGCACCGATCTCGCGCTGTTTCTCAAGGTATTCAGTGGCGAGGTCCTGACCGCTTTCAATAACAAGCAGGTGATGATGGACAAGCACTTTGTGCGGACCATCAGCCAGGGCAAGAGTGCTCAGTTCCCGGTGACCTGGAAGGCGAGCGCCCAGTACCACACCCCGGGCGCGGAGCTTACCGGCTCCAACCAGTTCACCCATCGTGAGCGCATCATCAACATCGACCAGCTGCTGGTGTCGGACACCTTCGTCAGCCAGATCGACGAGGCGATGAACCACTACGACGTCCGCTCGATCTACTCCACCCAGCTGGGCGAGGCGCTGGCCAACGAGTTTGACAAGAACGTCCAGATCGTCGGCCTGCTCGGCGCCCGTGAGGCGGCCGATACCCTGTTCACTGGTCATCCGGGTGGTAAGACCCTGACCAATGCGGACTACGCCACTGTGGGCGAGACCCTGGCCAGCGGCATGTTCGAGGCGGCCCAGGCCCTCGACGAGAAGGACGTCCCGGAGGACGACCGCTATCTTACCGTGCGGCCGGCGCAGTATTACCTGCTCGCTGAGACGCCGAAGGTCCTGAACCGGGACTGGGGCGGCCGTGGTTCGTTCGCGGATGGCAACGTCCTGAACGTCGCCGGCATCAACGTGGTCAAGTCCAACAACCTGCCGAACACCAACATTGCGTCCAGCCCCGCCGGTGCCAACAACACCTACCACGGTGACTTCTCGAGCACCGTCGGTCTGGTTCACCAGCGTACCGCGGTGGGCACGGTCAAGCTGCTCGATCTCTCCATGGAAAGCGAGTGGCAGATCAACCGTCAGGGCTACCTGATGGTCGCCAAGTTCGCCATGGGTCACGACTACCTCCGCCCGGAGGCGGCGGTCGAACTGGCCACTGCGTAACCCTTCTAGGGGCGGCTCCTTTCGAGGGGCTGCCCCTATTTTTTGTTTGGAGGCTCAATGACAGTCGGAAAGACCACTCGACTTGAAGCTGTCAACACTCTCCTGGAGACTATCGGGCTTGCCCCTATCAACACGCTCACGGGGACGAAGACCGCGGACGTGATCAAGGCCGAGAACGTCCTCGATGAAGTCTCCCGGGAAGTGCAGACCATGGGCTGGTATTTCAACACCGAAGAGGAATACCCCCTAGCCCGTAACAACAACAACGAAATCGAAGTCCCGCCGAACATCATGTGGATGGACTTCGAGCCCCGCGGGTTTACCAAGATCGACCCGGTGATCCGCGGAGATCGACTCTACGACAAGGCGAACCGAACCTACAAGTTCGACGAGAACATCGAGGCGACGGTCATCATTGCTCTGGACTTCAACGAGCTACCGGAGACCGCCCGTCGCTACGTCACGATCCGAGCAGCCCGCATATTCGGTGACCGTATGGTTGGCGAACAGGCGCTGCATGGATTCACCCGTACCGACGAACAACGCGCCTGGATCAACTTCAAGGATTGGCAAGGTGAGACCGCAGATCGGTCCATCTTCGACAGTCCTGACATGGCGGAATACAAGCTGCGCGGTCGGTTCATTCCGAGAGGGATCACATGAGCTTCATCAGTACCTCAATCCCGAACCTGATCAACGGCGTCTCGCAGCAGCCCCCGACGCTCCGTAGGGCCTCCCAGGCCGAGCTACAGGAGAACGCCTATCCTTCGGTGGTTGAAGGGCTGAAAAAGCGACAGCCGACCAAGCACATTGAGGTCCTCGACTCGCTGGACCTTACGGACGCCCACGTCCACACCATCAACCGCGACCTGAACGAGCGTTACGTGGTCGTCACCTATTTCGACAGTAACGCCGGACAGCACACGATCCGGGTGTTCGACGTGGACGGCAACGAGCAGACCGTCAACTTCAGCGCGAGTCGGTCTTACCTGGATCCGGGGAGCGCCTCGGTTCGGGACTCCATCAAGACCATGACGGTTGCTGACTTCACGTTCATTCTGAATACCAACAAGACCGCTGCCTATACGGCCGACCTGACTAGCGTTAGGCCCCCAGAGGGGTTGGTGTTTTGCCAGCAGGGCAACTACGGGCAGACCTACCAGATCCTCATAAACGGGACCGTGAAGGCGGAGTACATCACACCAGATGGGTCCCAATCGAACCATGTCAAAGCGATCTCAACCAGCGCCATCGTAGACGGGCTTCTCAACGGGACGGCCCTTAATGGCGCTTCGGCCCCCTCTTCTCTTGCAGGGACTCTCAATAGCAACGACTGGACGTTCACTTCGGTCCCCGCTAACGGGTCCACCATTTACATCCGCAACGAGAACAACAACGACTTCACCCTGGGAACCACCAGCGGACAAGGCGGAACTTCCCTCAAGGCGATCAAGGACTCCATTCAGCGTTTCTCGGACCTCCCTGTTACCGCGTGGCCTGGGTTCAAGGTCAAGATCGCGGGCGACCAAACGTCTCAGTTCGACGACTACTACGTCTCTTTTGAAGAGTCCAACTCGGCCACAGGAGAAGGTGTCTGGAAAGAGACCATCAAAGACGGAATCGTCTACAAGCTCCGGGGCGACCTCATGCCCCATTCGCTAGTCAGGGAGTCTGACGGCACGTTTACGTTCAAGGAAGTCTCTTGGGGCACAAGGTCGGTAGGCGACGAGGCGAGCGCAGAAGATCCGAGCTTTATAGGCCGGAAGATCAACGACATTTTCTTCCACAAGAACCGCTTGGGATTACTGGCTGACCAGAACGTAATCATGTCCCGGGCCGGGAAGTTCTTCGAGTTCTTCCCTGACACCGTGACGACAGTCCTGGACGGGGACCCCATCGACGTCACTGCGTCGAGCACCAAGGTCTCCATCCTGAAACACGCTGTACCGTGGGGCCAGAAGCTCCTGCTGTTCTCTGATCAGAGCCAGTTCATCCTCCAGGGGAATCCCTTGCTGACGCCGTCAACGGTGTCCATCGACCTGGTGACCGGATTCGAGTCGTCTAGTCGAACCCGCCCTGTGGTGTCCGGGAAGAACGTGTTCTTCGCCGTGGACAGCGGCCAGTTCTCCAACATTCTGGAGTTCTTCCGAGACGGGACCATTGACTCCCACGACGCCAACGACATCACTGGACACGTCCCCAAGTACGTCGCCGGTAAGGCATTCGATATGGCGTCGTCTCCTAACGAGGACCTGTTGACGGTCATCGGAGAGAATGAACAGGACGCCATCTACAACTACAAGTTCTTCTGGGAGGGCAACGAGAAGCTCCAGTCGGCCTGGTCGAAGTGGAAGTTCAACGGTGCTCGGCTCCTCGGGGCGGACTTCATTGGCACGGAACTGTACCTCTTGATGGTCCGCAACGGTAACTTGGTGTTGGAGTCCATGTCGGTAGAGACCGGCTTGGCGGACCCCAACTCGGAGTACCTCACGCACTTAGATCAGAAGGCCCCCGAGTCTGATTGCTCTTCGGCCTATAACAGCACGGACAATGAGACCACCATTACGCTACCCTATAACGTGCCGGTGGATGAAGAGGTCCAGGTTGTTACCCGTGCGGCAGCGGACGGCTCCACAACGCCGGGGCGCTTGCTCAAGGTAGTAAGCCGTCCTGGGACCAGCCAGGTAGTGGTCAAGGGCGACGCATCCTCGACGCTGTTCTATGTGGGCACGCCCTACCTGATGCGCTACCAGTTCTCCCAGCCGGTGATCCGAGAGGATTCCGGCAACGGCAGCACTGTGGTCGGCACCGGCCGGCTCAACGTGCGGTTCTGGACCGTCCACTTCGACAACACCGGCTACTTCGAGCTTCACGTCTCGCCGTTCTACCGGGGGACTTCTGTCTACCCCTACACCGGGCGAGTGCTCGGGCAGAAAGACAACGTAATCGGGGCTGCGTCAATCAGCAGCGGCACCTTCCGAGCCCCTGTGATGGCGAAGAATGACGAAGTGACCATCGAGCTACAGTCCGAATCCTTCCTCCCGTGCTTCTTCCAGAGCGTGGACTGGGAGGCGCTGTACTTCCTCAGGAGTCGCAGGGCATGAGGATTGTCCTCCGTAAGGCCACCCTTCAGGACTGCTGGTCGTTGGGAACGAAGCTGCGAGAGGAGGACAAGGCAGAGATCAGGGCATCCAGTGGGCGAACCCCCACGCTTGCCTTGATGTCCGCCTGGGATAACTCGGGGCTGCCCCTGACCATCTACGCTGAGGACGACGTAGAGTCGATCCGCGTAGGTATGTGGGGCGTAGTCCCGACCCCGGGCGAGCCTATGGCTGGGGCTATCTGGATGATGGCCCTTCCAGAACTGAGGCTGGCCAAGATGTCCTTCCTTAGAGTCAGCGTGGGCTATGTGGACGTGCTCAACGATCATTACCCGGTCCTCTATAACACAGTCGATGCCCGGAACACGTTACATCTGAAGTGGCTGCGGTGGACCGGGTTCACTTTCATCCAACGCCACGAGCACTTCGGCTATGAACAACGGCCGTTCTACGAATTCGTGAGAGTGAGATAACCATGTGTGAGCCAACTACGATCATGGCCACCACGGCGGCGATCAGCGCGGCGAGCACAGCGACCAGCGCCATCGCTAAGAACCAGCAGGCTGAAGCCCAGGCTCAACACCAGCAGCAGGTCTTCCAGCGGAACAAGGAACGGGCTCTGGAGGCCCGGACGCAGAAGGTCTTCATGGAGAACCTGCGCCAACAGCAGGAGGCCCAGGCCGCCTCGCAGCGTATCCAGAAGACTGAACGCCAGGCCGCGGAAGCCCGGTCCAGAGCCCGAGTGGCTGCCGGGGAGTCCGGGGTCTCGGGGCGCTCTGTTGACGCGCTCCTGGCTGACTTCTATCAGCAGGAAGCCGAGTTCCGCTCCGCGGTGCAGCACAACCTCCAGCTGTCTGACCGCCAGAGCGAGGCCCGTAAGGATTCCCTCGTTACTCAGCAGGAAGGCCGTGTGGCAGCCGCCCAGCCCCAGCCGGTTCAGCGACCGAACTTCCTTGGCGCTGCGCTGCAAATCGGCGCTACTGGTCTCCGTGGGGCACAGCAAATCAACAAGATCAGCGGGCCGTCTCCAGACGTGAGCAGCCCGGATAATTCTTTCCAGGGAGTAGCAGCCGCTATTCCTCCCGGCCGTCGATAATAGGAGACATGAATGGCTGAACGTCGTGTACAGGTGCGCGACCTGCGGGAGGCACCGACACTTCGGCCCCAGGCCAATCCTACGCAAGGGTTCTTTGCGGAGCAGCCCAAGCGTGTGAACAAGACGGGACTCACTCAGGTAGCCGAGGCGCTCAAGGGTGTCCAACCGACTCTCCAGGACATCCTTGGGACCGCCCAGGAAGAGGCTACTGAGGAAGAGGTTGCCGAGGCAAGGCGGAAGTTCCGCGAGGCGAAAAAGCCCCTACGGAAAGCCATCAAGGATGGCGACATCCGTGAGGCTCAGTCCCCGGTATTCCGTCGGGCCTGGCGGCAGCAGAACCTCCGTCTCCAGGGACAGAAGTTCCAGAGCTTCCTCCGGGAGCAATACTCCAACAGTTCCGTCAAGAACTCGACTGATCCTGAGGCAGCCCTCGAGTTCGCCCAGGAGAAGTACAAGGAATTCGTCGATAACAACTCCGCGCTTCAGCAGGCCGACGACGTAGAAATGGCTGAGGCCTTTATCCCAGAGGCGGATAAGGCTATCAACGGGCTCCACCAGCAGCACGTCCAACAGACTGCGGCTCGGATCGAGAAGCAGGCCCGTCAGAATCTGAGCGTGGAAACCATTACTGCGGTTGACGACGCCCTTACCGCAGAACCGGCCTCCGTAGTGGAGCAGGCCGAGGGGACCAACAACATCATCGAGGCCCGCCATGAAGTGGCAGCCCGGGCGATTCAGTCCCGGCTTGACTCCATGATCGAAGACGGCATGTCCGGGAGCGACGCCAACGCTGTCGTGATCGAGTCCTTGGCCACGCAGGCTGAGAAGTACGAAGACCCCGAACTCATGGAAGAGGTCCTCAAGCGTGTGTCTACCGGCAGCGGCCCGCTGTCGAAGACCGCTAAGGCTCGACAGGAACTCAACCAGGTCGAAGACAGCATCACGTCCAAGCAGATGCGTCGCTGGAGCTTCCAGCAGCGGGTCAAGGACGAGCAGGAAAAGCAGGCCAAGCAGCAGGCTGTGGAGAGCTTCGTCCAGGACCGAGTGGGCAAGCTCGGGCAGACCGAATCAAGCCAGCGGGCCAACGCCCTCCAGAACATGGACCCGTTCGACTACATCGAAGAGCAGGGCATCACCGACCCGGATGTGGTTCAGTCCGTCCTGGCCATGGACAGCAAGCTCTCCCAAGGTGCCACTCGTACTATCGAGGATCAGGAGTATATCTCAAAGTTATATCAGCGGATGATCCAAGATCCGAGTGCGGTGGACCGCCAGGAGATCGTGTCGAATATCGGGGACCGCTACAGCACTTCCCGTGGCATGTCCATTCTCAATGACTACGAGACCATGGCGGCCACCACTGGAGAGGAGGGCAACAACGAGCACCCGTACTTGGACATGGGCGCGTATAAGACGCTCAAGGGTAAGTTCGACAACGTGCTCAAGCCGATGATCGACCTGGGTGGCACCCCCGAGCAGAACGCTACGAACGCCATGGTGGACTTTGAGCTTTCCATCCGAGAGTGGCTCCAGAAGAACCCGGACGTCGGCCGCGGCGAGTTCATCCGCCACGTCCGGGACGAGTTCAACACCATCACGGACCATTACTCCAATGCTGCGGGCCTGAACTTCGATGAGCCGCTAGGTTCCGGTGATTTCTTCGTCAACCAGCAGAATCAAGATCAAGCTCAGAGCAGCACACAGGCGGCACAGCAGGAGCAAACCAATCCGCAGGGGGATGATACCTCCCAGGGGAACAATGGACAGCCTGACGGCGCTCAGGCAGCGAGAGGCTCAACGGACAGCGAAGAGCAGGAAAAGGAGGCTGAAACCCAAGACTCCCGAGACCTGACGTCCATCGAGACCTATCAGCAGATGACTACGATTGAGCGGGCTGAAGCGGTCGATCGCCTCAATCAGCTTCTGGAAGAAGGCCGCCTGACCCCTGAGCAAGCGGACAAAGCCTTTTCAGCACTGCAAGAAGCCGCCCGACAGGCCGCTCAAGGAGGCCAATAATCCATGGCAGAACAGGAAATCACAGACGCTGAGATCGCCCAGAGGGCAGCAGAAGCACGAAAGGCTATCAGCGACTCGGAGATTGCACAGAAGGCAAAGGAAGCTCGCCAGGATCTCAACGACCCCGACGGCTTCGTTGGGACCGCCAAGGACATCGGCCAGGGCATCGCCTCCGGTGCCCAGCGCGGCCTGGATGCGACTCTGAACCTGGCCGGCGATGCTGCGGAGTCCTTCATCAACTCCGATATGGCCCGGAGTGGCCCCGGCGGTTCCGCCCTAGAAGGCGAGGAGAAGGAATTCGAGCTAGGCACAGCCGAGAACCTCGGGGACATCCCCGACGCTGAGACCACGGCAGGCCAGCTGGCCAGCGGGCTCTCTCAGTTCGCTGTTGGCATGGTCGGCGGCGGCAAGGTGCTCAAGGCAGCCCAGTGGGCAAAGAGCGCCAGGCCAATAGTCCGCTCCATGGCTCAGGGTGCCATCGCTGACTTCGCGGCGTTCGAGGAGCACGAGAAGCGGCTGTCCAATCTTGTCGAAGAGACAGCCCCGGCTCTCTCCAGCCCGGTCACTCGCTTCCTGGCGGCGGACGAAGACGACGCCTGGTGGGAAGGCCGGCTGAAGAACACCGTCGAAGGGGCGGGCCTTGGAGCTACGGGCGACCTCTTGTTCCGCTCTGCGAAGTTCATCAAGAACGGCAAGCGGGCGGCCAAGGCTGACCCTCAGAAGGCCGTGGATGATGTCCAGCAAGGGGCAAAGGAACTCGACGAGACCCGTGAGCGTGCCGCTGCTCAGTTCGATGGGAGCGAACCACGGACTGACCTCAAAGAGCAGGGCTCCCTGGGCGTTGACCAGGAACGCTCCCTGACCGGAGCGCAGAAGTTCCAGGTCGAAGAGGGCATGAACGCGGTCTCCCGTGGCCAGCCCGAGGCAAGATCGGTGGTGATGAATGACCCGGCTGATGTCGAGGCCACCAGGAAGATGTTCCAGATGGCCCAGGAAGGGAAGATCACCTTCGATGAAGCCAGCAAGAACATCCCCATCAACAACGCCGGGAAGTTCGTCAACCTGGAAGAGGACGCCAAGGTGGCAATGGACCGCATCGGTAGGGTCCTCCAGGAGACCAACCCGGACCTGATCAACGACAGCCAGTCTTGGGGTGCGGCCCGTAACATCGCGGACCACTTCCAGTCGAGCCCTGAGGAAGTCCTCAAGCGTGTCCGGGACCTCTCCGGTCAGTCTGAAGACATCCAGGCGACGGTCCTGGCAGCCAACAGCATGGCCGAGTCCGTGCTGAACGGCCTACCGAAGATGGCCCGTAAGGTCGAGGCAGGCGAGGCATCCCAGGAAGAATTCGATGCGCTCCTCGACTATGCGTTCCAGCTGGAAGAGGGCCTGAAGGGGACCTCCAAGACCATGGGCCGCGGGTTGAACATCCACAAGGCCCAGACCAAGGAAGGCGAAGAGGCGATCAACTTCAAGAACCTCCGAGAGCTAGTCCGCAACCCGGAGTTTGCCGGGGACAAGAAAGACTTCATGCGGAAGCTCCAGACCCTTGAGGACCACCCCAACGGTGTCGCCCGAGCCATGCGTGGTGCCTTCAGCCGAAAGGCGTGGGACCTACACAATGAGGTATGGCTTAACGCCTTGCTCTCAGGGCCGAAGACCCACGTCATCAACCAGACCTCCAACGCCATCCAGGCCGTACTCCACCCGGCAGAGAACCTGGTCGGAGGTGCCATACGACGCGACCCGCGCTCTATGCGCCACGCCCTGAACCAGTACGCCGGGATGGTCCAGTACGCTGGCGATGCGATGCGCTACGCCGGCCGAGCGATGAAGCAAGAGGACCCGATCCTCGATCCCTTCCATGTCCCGACCGAGCAGTTGGGCCGCAACAAGCAGACCAGCGAAGCCCTCGGGGCTGTCGGGAAGTTTGTTGGCGGCGAGACGGGCGAGAAGATCGGCCGAGGGACCGGCGCTGTCTTGCGGACTCCTACCAGGCTCCTGGCTGTAGGTGACGAGTTCTGGAAGCAGCTTCAGTACCGATCCAAGCTCTACGCTATGGCTACCGACGAGGCTGCCCGCCGGAACCTGAGCACCGAGAAGACCGTTGACCTTGGCGGCGGTAAGAAAGCCTCCGAGTTCGACCAGTACGTGGCGGACTACTTTGAGGCTGGCTTCGACGACGCAGGCCGGGCCGCCAATCCTCGGGCACTGGAAGCAGCCCAGGAGCAGACGTTTACCCAGCCTCTGCGGGAAGGGACTGTCGGTAAGAGAGTCCAGCAGATTACCAATGAGAACCCTGCTACGAAGCTCCTGATGCCATTCGTTCGAACTCCGACGAATTTGTTCAGGCAGGCTTGGCAACGGACGCCTGGGATAAACCTACTCCAGGCAGAGTACCGTGAGGCTTTGAAGTCCGCGGACCCTGTGAAGCGTTCCCAGGCCCTCGGGAAGATGGCTTCCGGGTCGGCCTTCTGGAGCACCGCGTTGGGCCTTGGTGCCAACGGCCAGATCACAGGCGGCGGGCCCAGCGACCCTGAGATCCGCAGTAAGATACGTGAAAACGGCTGGAAGCCATACGCCGTCAAGATCGGGGACAAGTACCACCAGTTCAACCGATTGGACCCTGTGGGAATGATCTTCGGCATCGCCGGGGACGTGGCCGAGGCCGGGGCCGATCTGGCGGACAAGCAGGTGGATGAACTCTCCATTGGCATGACCATCGCTGCCGCAGAGGACATCTTCAGCGGGGCCGATTCGGTAGGCCCGGAAAAGGCCGCCCAGTTCGCGCAGGACGCAGCCTTGGCCGTACCGAAGAACCTCGCTAGCAAGACCTACATGAAGGCTCTGACGGATACGCTGACCGCAGTGATGGAAGGGCAGGAGAGCCGTGCTGCGACGCTCATTGAGAGCCGTGCTGGCTCCTATGTCCCGAACTTCCTGCGGCAGTCCCGTAAGGCTATGGACCCAACAATCCGAGAGGTCCGGGGCGTGGTCGATTCGATGAAGGCGGGCATCCCCGGATTCGCTGACGACCTCGAAGCCCAGCGCAATGTCTTCGGCGAGAAGGTCATGCGGAAGGGTAGTCCCATTCAGCGGCTCCTGTCTCCGGTGTCTGTGAGTAAGGAAGAGGAAGACCCGGTGGTCACCGAAATGGTGGACCTTGGGAAGAGCTTCCCGGGTGTGCCCGAGGAGAAGGGCAATCTGAAGCTCACGGCGTTCACTGACTCCAACGGGAACACCGCCTGGTCCAGGTGGAACGACCTGGTGAAGAACAGTGGAATGAAGGACCGGATGCGGGAAATGATCCAGAGCGATCAGTACCAGCGAATGTCGGAAGGTGCCAGGGACATTGACATCAGCTACCCAGGCACCAAGAGCCACGTCCTGGGCAGGATCCTCAACGAGCACCAGCGGAAGACCTTTGCCGAGTTGGTGAAAAAGCACGGAGACGAGTTCACGTCCGAATCAGGCATGAGCTTGTTCCAAGCCTTCGAGAACGAGAAGAGGAACGAGGCGAGCGTCAAGCAAGGCTCCGCTACCGCGGACGAACTCTTCCCTGTCCAATAAGGGGGCCCTTCGGGGCCTCCTCCCTTTCCAGGAGAACACCCAATGGCATTCAGTTTCGTCACCCTAACGGGCGACGGGAGCACGAATACGTTTTCATTCAGCTTCCCGTATATCTCCCGGTCCCACATCAAGGTAACCGTCGGTGGTGTGGAAGACACCGGCTTCCAGTTCATCAACGACACCACCATAGAGACCTCAGAAACCCCCTCGAACGGGGAGCAGGTCATCATTTCTCGGAACACCCCGCAGTCGTCCCTGATCGACTTCGCTGATGGCGCAACCCTGGTGGAGTCGGACATGGACACCATGCTCAATCAGTCCATCTACCTGACTCAGGAAGCCCGAGATCAGGTGGTCAACACGATCTCCCTGAACAATGGCCAGTGGGATGCCCAAAGCTCTCAGTTCACCAACGTTCCTGAGCCTACTGGAGACGGCCAGGTGGCCACGAAGGGCTACGCTGATACCGTCAAGGACGAGACCAAAACGTTCCGTAACGAGGCGCAAACGGCAGCCAATAACGCTGACGCTGCGGCCGTTGATTCTGAGACGGCCAGGGATGATTCCAGGGCCTGGGCCACCACTCCTCAGAATACCGAGTTCACCGACAGTCAGCAGGTAACCGGGTTCTCGGCCAAGCATTGGGCCAAGGAAGCCCAGGGAGCAGCCAATTCAATCCCCGGATATGAAGAGCAGGTGGTCTCTTTGGGAGGCGACTTCGCGGGAGACGAAGTGGCTCACTTTGTCCGCGTCGGGAATGTGGTCACCATGCACCTGGTCAACGCCGGCAACTCTAGCGGTCGAGTGGATTTCAGCGTCAATACAAGCGAGGCAATTTCCGGCGCGGATGTAATTCCCTCCAGCATGGTTCCTGCCCGGGACTTCGGACTTTACAAGACGCACACGGACCCAGACGTTACGGTGAACGCGGTGTTGCGCCTAGGCGGCAGTAGGCGGGTTGTCGTTCATCTCAACAGTGGCGCGGACGGAAGCAATGTTTCCTCCTCACATTCTTTCACCCAGCTGTCCATGACCTGGACGCTTTCTCAGAACTTCTAAGGTGAACCATGGCTGATTCCTTCGTTCGTTACACGGGGGATGGCAGCACGGTCCAGTTCAACGTCCCCTTCCCTTACATCGAGAAGGGGCACGTCAGCGCCAATGTGGAGGGGACCACGGTCTCCTTCACTTGGATCAATGACAGCCTGATCGAACTGAACTCCGCCCCGGCCAACGGGGACACTGTGTCCATCCGCCGGAACACCCCTACTCAGCCCCTTGTAGACTTCTCTGACGGCTCCGTGTTGTCCGAGCAGGGGCTTGATCTTCTCACCACGCAGAACATCTACCTCTCGCAGGAAGCCCACGACCGAGTTGGGGAGGCCATAGCGGTCAACGACTCGGGCGAAATCGACGCTCAGGGCAACCCCATCGTCAATGTGGCCGACCCTCAGGACCCTCAGGACGCCGCAACGAAGAACTGGGCGCTCAACACAGGCGGCTCCTTCGTCAGCGACGCCCAGAACTACGCCCAAGAATCCGAAGAGTGGGCCACCAAGATCGGAGGTACGGTCGATGGTAGCGAGTATTCCGCCAAGCATTACGCTCAGGAGAGCGCAACGAGCGCCTCAGAGGCGGACACCGACGCAACGACCGCTCAGAACGCTGCTTCGAGCGCCCAAACGTACCGTGACGAAGCCTTCGACTGGGCTGAAGCGCCCGAGGACACGTCTGTCAACGACTCTGCGGGCCATAGTGGCTTCTCTGCGTTCCATTGGTCGCAGAAGGCCGCGGACAACGCGCCTGTTCAGAGCGTAAATGGCTTCACCGGGGACGTCTCCCTGGACTACACTCACGTCAACGCCCTCCCGGACACCTATACCGCGCCTGTCCAGAGCGTAAATGGCTTCACCGGGGCCGTCTCCCTGGACTACACGCACGTCAACGCCCTCCCGGACACCTATACCGCGCCTGTGCAGAGCGTGGAAGGTAAGACCGGAGCGGTGACCCTGTCCAAAGGTGACGTAGGGCTGTCCAACGTCCCCAATGAGGACGCCACCAACCCCGCCAACCTGGACCAAAACGGAGCTACAGGCGGACAGGTACTTGCCTGGGACACTGGGCTGAACCAATGGGAGCCCATCTACCAAGTCCGCGAGGTCAACGGGAAGACTGGGGTCGTCACTCTAGGCGCTGCGGACGTCAACGCTCTCCCGGACACCTATACCGCGCCTGTGCAGCTGGACCAGAACAACAAGTTCGCCAGCGGCGTCAACGGCGGCCAGCAGACTATCCAGGGAACTAACCCCAACCTTGTCCTGGAAGAGACCGACACGACGAACGGGAACATCGAGCTTCGTGTTTCGTCGGGTACCTACTTTGTGGCTCAGGTAGACGACACCTACGGTTCAGCAACGACCGTCTGGTCTACCAGCCCCTCAGGCAGCCACTCTGCCACGGGACTCAGGATCAAGGGCGTAGGAGATCCCGCTCTTTCGACGGACGCGGCCCACAAGGGCTACGTGGATAGCCGTTTTGAAGTCGTCTCTGCGGCTGATCAAAGCGGAGGCCAGTCTATAGGGACCTCCTTTAGTCCTTTAGCGTTCGCGAATCAGACCTACAACAATGCGTCTTGGATTTCTGTCTCCGCGGATAACAAACAGTTCCAGGTGAATCAATCTGGGGTGTACCTGGTCATGTGGAAGGGATCTGCTGATGCATCGGGCACTTCCCGTTATTCATGCGATTGGGTCTTAACTGTGAACGATGTCGAAGCAACGGGGAGTCGGGTAGCTACATACCATCGAACGACCAGCGACGGCCGAAACACGGGCTCCAGTCAAATGGTTCACTCGCTTAGTGCGAGCGACGTCTTAAAAGTGAAAGCAAAAGCGAACGCTTCGGGAGTCCTTTCAACTTACCCTGGTGGCAGTTCCATAACCATCTGGAAGATCGGATAATGGCAGCCCTGCGACGACATAAACCATACCACAGCGAAGAGGACGATAGGAGTCTTGTGTCCGACGAACAAGAACTGCTCCTGATGCTGGGGCGTTTGGACTCCAAAATCGACCACATCGCCCAGAAACAGGACTCCTTCGAGAAACACTGGGATTCCATTGAGTCCCGGGTCAACAAAATCGAACAGACCCAGGCCGGCAATTCCAGCATGAGCAGCGTAGTGGACCGCGTTCGGAAACTAGAAGAATCCAACGCCCAGGCTGTAGGCCGCCGTAGGACCATCTGGGCTGGCCTCGGGCTGGCCGTAGCGATCACGTCTGCCGGCATCACCGCAGTCACCAAGTACCTATTAGGGATGTGATATGAGCAAGGCAACCAGCGACATCCTCGAGAGCCTTCACGGTGTCCTTGCCGAGGATCTGATTGAGCGCATCAAGAGTGGCGAGGCCAAGGCCAGCGACCTGAATGTGGCCCGTCAGTTCCTCAAGGACAACGGCATCGAGCAGATTCCCACCCGTGACAACGAGACCGGGCGGCTAGTCCAGCAGCTTCCCTTCGATGCCGAAGAGGAAGGGGCCAACGTCGTTCCCTTCGCCAACAAAGAGGACTAACACATGGCTTTAGACTACTCTGAGATTCTCAGCAACGCCGGCTCCGGCGCGTCCAACGCAGTGGAGTCGCATCTTCGCGGCCCGGTAGGTATCTTCATTCAGGGGACTCCTGATGGGGCCACTGTGGATGTTGAAGCGAACTTCGATGGTTCCAACTTCCACTCAGTCCAAACCGGCCTAACCACTGGCTACACTTTCGATAACATCGTGGCTCCCTACGTCCGGGCTATCGTCAACGGCGGCACCAGCCCCTCCCTGACTGTCCGTATCTATCACGGACCCCTCAGCTAGATCGGAGCCGCTCACAGCCGCCACAGTGAATCAAAAGGGCCTACCCTCTATGGGTGCCCAGGGTCCTTCCTTTGCGTTCACTGTGGCTTCGCTGTGTCCCCACACACCCGCAAGAGGAACCGATGTCCGACCAGTTAGAACAACTCAAGGACTTCAGGAACTTCCTCTACATCGTCTGGGAGCATCTGGGCCTGCCAGAACCCACGCCCGTTCAGTACGACATCGCGTACTGGATGCAGCATGGACCCAGGAGGTCCATCACTGAGGCGTTTCGTGGTGTGGGTAAGTCCTACATCACGAGCGCCTTCGCGGCGTGGCTCCTGTTCTGGAACCCGGACCTGGCCATCATGGTCGTGTCCGCCTCCAAGCAGCGCGGCGACGACTTCACCAGCTTCACGCTACGGCTGATCAAGGACATCCCCATCCTCCGCTTCCTGACCCCGAGGGCGGGAAGTAGGGAGTCCATGGTGGCCTTTGACGTGGGGCCGGCGCAGGCCAAACACAGTCCCTCCGTGAAGTCCGTCGGCATCACCGGCCAGCTTACGGGTGGCCGTGCCGACATCATCATCGCAGACGACGTAGAGGTTCCGACCAACTCCGCGACGCAGGTGCAGCGAGACAAGCTCTCCGAGGCGGTCAAAGAGTTCGATGCTGTCCTCAAGCCCGACGGCATCGTCAAGTACCTGGGTACGCCGCAGACCGAGCAGTCGCTCTACAACAAGCTCCCTGAGCGTGGCTACAAGGTCCGCATCTGGCCAGCCAAGTACCCCGATCCATCCCAAGTCGCCATCTACGGCAACCGCCTGGCCCCCTGGATCGAAGACCACATCCACCAGGACCCGGAGATCGCCGGCAGGCCCACGGACCCGAAGCGGTTCAACGAGCTTGATCTGGCCGAGCGTGAGGCCTCCTACGGCCGCACCGGCTTTGCCCTCCAGTTCATGCTCGACACCCGCCTGGCGGACGCGGAGCGGTATCCGCTGAAGCTGGCCGACCTGATCGTGACGGACGTGAACCACACGATGGCCCCAGGGAAGATCATTTGGGCCAACGACGACCGTTGCGCCTACAACGACCTCCCGGCTGTCGGGTTCCAGGGAGACGGCTTCTACGCGCCGATCTCGAAGTCCGAGGACGCGAACGACTGGATTGAGTACCAGGGCTCGATCATGGCCATCGACCCGTCAGGCCGCGGTAAGGACGAGACTGCCTACGCGGTCGTAAAGATGTGCAACGGCACTCTCTACCTGGTCGATATTGGCGGCTTCCGCGGCGGCTACGATGAGGCGACCCTCACGGCTCTCGCTCAGACAGCCAAGAGGAACTCCGTCAATGAGGTCGTCATCGAGGACAACTTCGGTGATGGCATGTTCACGCAGCTGCTCCAGCCCTACCTCCGTGAAATCTATCCGGTGACCACGGATGAGGCCAAGGCCTCGAACCAGATGAACAAGGAACGGAGGATCATCGACACCCTGGAGCCGGTGATGAATCAGCACCGCCTGGTGGTCGATAAGGGCGTCATTCAGAAGGACTTCAAGTCCACCCAGGACCTGCCTCCCGAGGAAGGCCTGAACTACCAGCTGTTCTACCAGATGACCCGGATCATGCACGAGAAGGGGGCCCTGGCGCATGACGACCGCCTGGACGCCCTGGCTCATGCAGTCGGGTACTGGGTAGAGCGGATGGGCCAGCACCAGGAGGAAGCCCTCAAGGCCCATCGCGACGAAGTCCTTGATAAAGAGCTAGAGAAGTTCATGGAGCACGCCCTTGGGGGACAGCCCAAGAACTCCAGGAACTGGACCGATTCCTTCAACCAATTGAGGTAACCAGCAATGTCTGATCCCAATACTCAGAGCTACCAGACCATCACTGTCTACAAGCAGATCACTGGCTCGGCTTCGACCAACACCGTGACCTTCCAGCGCAATCGTGACGGCTCCGTACAGTTCACCGATGCTGATGGTGTGCGGCGGTTCGCTTACGGCGAGAACGCGGACTGGATGTTCGAGCTTATCAACTCGATCTCGAGCTAGTGGCCCATAGGATGTCCCGGCGGGCCTTTCTGAGGCTCGCTGGGCTCCTCTTCATGGCCCCTTTGGTGGGCGTGGAGGGCCTTGAGAAGCCCCAGGAATGCCCGTCTCCGTAACTTCCCTATAATCAGGCCCTTGAATTGGAGCCCACTGAGCGGGTAGCCCGGGGGGTCTCCCCCTTAGGATCTCCCTTAGGATCTCCCTTAGGATCTCCCTTAGGATCTCCCTTAGGATCTCC